CATAGCTGCCGCTGCCGCGGCGTGGTGCATAGCAGAGGAAATCATACCAAGGGTAGTGCTTTGGTCTTCGCTGGACAGTATAAGGCGGAATAGCAACGCGGTCAGCGCACCGCCCATCGCGGCTCCGGCTTGGATGTCGCTATTCTCGAAATCGTCTAGCAGTTCATTCATCATGTCGCTTGCTAGGTCGAAATCCTTTTCCAGATCGCTGCTCATCCGCGCTGTATCCTTTTCCACGCCGCTTGGATTTCGGCTGATTTGTCTACCGCTTCACGGCTATATTGGCCTTCGGCCGCGGTTCGTGAAGCGTGTAGCACGACGGCTGTATTTACGAGCGCGACGGCTGTTTGCCAGTCCATATCCCGCGCCTTATCCAAAATTATAGCTGATCTATTCATTGTTGTCTCCTCACACATTCACATGGGTAAAGTTAAACCGAACCTGAATGCCTACAGGGACATCTGGGTACGTTTCGTAACAAGACCGGAGACAAGAGGAGGTGGTTAAAACTGTTTTAACAAAACCGCTCAAATCTTCGTCTTCGACGGGGTCGCCATACATACTGAAGCTATAGCCGCACATAAACGGCAGTCTGGCGAGTATTTCTTGAGGCTGTTTGACGCCGCCAATATAGTAATCGCCGGTAACCACCAATATTTCAGCATCTGCCATATGGTCTATTACCTGTTCTTTACCGGCATCTACCGAAAGATTGTGTTCGCACTCCTGAATAAACTCATTCAGGTTTTTTGTGCGGTCTTTGCTATTATCGGCAATGATTTTTAGACGATTTAACACATAGTCAACATTTACTCTGCTAGTCATTTTTATCTCCCGTAGTACATAAGATATCTCCCATATAATATAAATGACAACATATTGTCAACAGGAAAAAGAAAACCCCCAGAGCGGCATCACTCTGGGGGCTACACTACGGGAATGTAAAGCTTGGGGGCTCTACGAGGATGAATATATACGAATGTATGGGAATTGCAATATATAAATGGGCATAAAAGATGTTTTTTTTCAAATAATTCTATGTAAAGTGGTTTTATGTATAAAGCAATCAACTCAGGAAAGATCGGCGAGCTTATTTGCATGGTTCGCCTGATGAAGTTGGAAGTCCCGTGCGAGATAGTGCACATCGAAACCACCGACATCGTGGCGCAATTACCTGAAGGTTTGATCCGCATCCAAGTGAAATCCAGTCAGTTTAAAAGAAACAACAGCGGGGTCGGTTACCAGTTTTCGCTGGCTTACGGCGGACGGAAAAAGCCGCTTACGAAAGAGCACTGCGACGTGGTTGCTTTTGTCGCGTTAGAGCGAGAGCGCGTTTTGTTTAAACCGGTAGAATGTTTAAAGGGGCAGATAACCAAGCGGTTTCTGCCCCATAAGTTTGATAGAGATGATCTTGAGTCTAGGTCTTGGAACCATTGCCTAAATCACTTGTTTTTATGAAAAACCGCACATAACCGCAATTGCACTGTTACGCAACGCAAATGGCAGCACCGCCACCGCCAGCAACACCAGCCCCAGCCAGATCATCCAGACTGAGTAATCAGATTGCATTATAAACGCCCGTCATAAATAGCTGCTTCCAGTTCTTCGTCGCTCATACTATCAAAATCAAGCTCCGTGAACCGCGGTTTGTATTTCGGTTTCCGCGGCCGCACTGGTTTAGCTTTGGGGGCAGCCGCTATTGGAGCGACAACCGTATTATTTTTTTCTTGTAGATATTCGAGGGTGGCGTATTTATGTCCGCAAGTAAGGCATTTACGGTTGCGACGAATGGTATTCCCGTGTGGCCTGCTATTATATACTTTACTTTTCCCCTGACACTTCGGGCAAATCACATTGCTCTCCCTGACAGCATTCGTTGATATAAAGTTTGCACACGGCGCATTGCACATGACCGTGCACTTCGACTGGTGGTAAATTTGTCCGGCAGCGCGGGCACTGGTTGTTGTCTAAAAGCTTTTGTATTTTACCGGCAGCGCCAAAAGGTTTAGGGGGATAATTCAGTTCCCTGTTCTTCATCATCTTCCAACTCTCCTGATCCGCCACAAAGCTCGCACTCTAACAACCGGTCTTCAAGCCACCCGCCCCGCCAAGACATCGGGGAGGACACTGAGACTTCATACTCACATTGTCCCTCCCCGCCGCACTCAGGGCAAGTTTTCATTTTACCAAAGTGAGCTTTTGTTTTGACTTCTTATAATGTTTATCATAATGAGCCTTTACCCGATCAGGGTTGTTTTTTGCCCAGTCCCGCTTGGAACAATATTTAGAGCAATAGACGCGCTGAAGACCCGTGAGCCGCGTACTACAATGCTTGCAGTTTTTACGGCCGTTCTTGCGCTTTACTTTTGGTTTTTTTGCCCACTCAGGGGTGAACTCGAAAGACATTTCACCGTCGGGGGTGAAGTGAACGTCTTCAGGCAGTTTCTCGTTTAGAATATCGGCGGCGTCGAGTTGAGCTTCAACCAGAAGGCCGTAGGCCGCGAGCCGCTTCATAGAAGGCGTCGGCTTCATGCCGTGGTCTTCGGCGTCACTTAAAACATCACCGATAGTTGAAACAATTAGTTTTGTGTAATCCATTTTAGGCTCCCGTATAAGAGTTAACATTATTTATCCCATACCATAGGGTAAAAAATATATCAACCGAAAAAAGTTTTAACTTTATTCCGCTTATTTAGGTTTTTCTTATGGCGGCCTTTTCGCCGAATACGCTTTTTAAAAGCGAGTACGACGGTTTGTTTAGCCATTCTGTTTATAGACTTCCCACATTATCCGAAGCTGCCCACTGATTGTGCGCCCTTCTGATTTTGCGAGACTTTTAATCTGCTCATATACCTCGATCGGTACTAAAACAGATTTCCATTTTGTTATGTCCATAAGAAAACCCCTACATATGGTGCTGATATAAGCGAATATATAGGAGCACTGAGGATAAAACAAGCAAAAAAAGCCCTGTACCGTAAGCACAGGGCGAGTTTAGGGAGGAAACCATTACTTCTGTAGTTTATACAACAATAAAAGTAATAAAGCTATCTGAATAGCATCAATCCAAGGTACGCCGAAACCATTGCTCATGTTACTCTGCCTCGCCCCAACTAGGCCCGATTTCAATATCGCACTTGCTAGGGATTTCTAATGGTACAGCATTTTCCATTATGTTGGCAACCTCTGCGGCATCTTCACGATTTTTCACAGAAATTGCGATTTCGTCGTGGATTTGAATGAGGGGTACGCGCCCAGTTTCATAAATATTCACCATTGCCTGCTTTGTCATGTCCGCAGCCGACGCTTGAATGAGCCGGTTCAAAGCTTTGTAGGTGTATGCCCGCTTCAGTCTGGTGGTCTCGCCGTACTCTTGCACCGCTTCGCGGTAAGGCAACGCCTTGTTCATGGCGAATGTATCGGGCTCCCAAAGGTCAAACCGGCACTTACGCCCTAATATAGACCGGACAGAGCCGCCGCTGGCGCGGTCGTTGAGCCGCTTTTGTACGCCGTTCATCAGTCCTTTAACAAACGGGACGCGCTCGTGATACTGCTTAACTAGGTCTTTTGCTTCGTCTACTTCGATGGCTAGCTGATCGGATAGCTTGTTCACGCCCATCCCGTACATCATACCAAGGTTAATTGTCTTCGCTTGTTTGCGCGGGATGTCCGCCATTTCTGCCACCATCGTATGAAAATCCATATTAGGATCATGTCTATAAGCATTTACAAACTCCTCCACGCCGCGCATTTCTATGCCGCGTGATTTGTTATAAAGATGTGCATAGTGAACCAAGATGCGCGGTTCTTGCTGCGAGAAATCAATCGCAGCCCACTGCTCGCCTTCTTCTGGTAGGAATAGGCTACGGATCATCGGCCCTAGTTCAGGGTCGCGGGCGGGGATTTGCTGTAGATTTGGGTTTGACATTGATATGCGCCCCGAAACCGTGCCGCCGTCGTCGGATCTAATCTGGTTGATGTGCCCGTGAATGCGTCCGTCTGACCGGCAGTGCTTCATAATGGTGTTAATAAACGTGCCGCTAGTCTTGTTTAGGTTACGCGCCTGCACGATTAGTTGTGCCAGTTCATGCGGGTGATCCGTTAGGAAAGACTTTGTAAAGGACGGCGCACCCTTTTCAGTTTTTGGATAAGCAATGCTTAACTTATCAAAAGCTTTAGAAATTGAAGCAGCCGCCCAAAGCTCCACGTCCATACCGGACACAGACTTTATTTGTTTAACGATGTCTTTTTCTTTTTTGACTAAGGCATTCCTTGTGCGCTCTACGCGGTCTTGGTCAACGCGAACACCGCGCCACGTCATGTCGATCAGGCACGGTAAAAGCTTTAGCTCTAGTTCGGCGATATGCCACAAGTCTTCCTTGGTTAATTGTGTGGATAAATAATTCCACAATTCCAAAGTTATTTCTGCGTCGTTTTGTGCGTAAGGCCCGACATACATTGCAGGCATCTTCCACATATCGGCTTTAGGGTCTAACCCAAACTCTCTGGCCGCTTCTTGCAGCGTTTTCTCTGTCTTAATTTTACCCAGAAGCTCGTAACAAAGTGAGTTCAGACTGTAGCTAAATCTGTTTTCGTCTAGCAGCGCAGCCACAAGCATTGTGTCGATGATCTTCCCATTTAGCTCAAAGCCCATCCGGCGTATCCAGCCAGCATCATATTGTGCGTTGTGCATGATCTTATCCGCGGGGCACTCAAACACTTTTTTAAGCCACTTGTTTACGATCCGTTCGTCTAGGTTACCGCCGCCAAGATGCCGGATAGGTATGTACCCAGCCCAGTCTGCAACAGCTATTGCGTAGCCTACAACCTCACCATCACCGGTCGGCCATCCGGGCCCGTTGGTCTTGATGTTAGGGTCGCGAGTTTCAACGTCGATAGCGATTTGTTTTGCGCTGAAGATGTCAGGTAGTTCTGCGGGTGGGACCCATTCACTCTTGGGGCCGAACATTGTCATTTGCAAACTCATTAAAAAAGTTCCGTATCAGAAATAAGGTTTTCGCCGCCCAGCGCAGCATAGCCACAGATATCAATCCACGAGTCCTCGTGGTCTGTTTTCATAAGCCGTGCCGCCTTTACCATGATCATGCAGAGCACAAACTGCTGCTCCGTCACCTCTGTTCCTAAAACCACAGACCATAACTTGGCTATGTCCTGAAAGTTTTTATGAGCATCGCCGTAATCTTTTGCGCGATCGCCGTTGATCAAATCACCAGCAGTATCTAAAATTTCTTCACGATTCATTTTTTTCGCTTTCATAAAAATATGGTTCTGAAACACATCCCCGATAATTTTCTCTATAAGGGGGTCTTTTTAAACAATTTTCGCAAACATCCCCTAGTTCTAAAGAAGATATTTTAGCATAAGAGGTCTGCCACTTATGACCGCATGAGTCGCACAAAAAGTAAGCTTTATACGTCATATCTGATAAGCCTTTGTTGCGTCTTCTGGTTCAACTAAAAAGAGGTTCTGTTTAGTTCTGGTAAGCCCGACATAAAATACTCTGTGTATATCGTCGGGGGCGAGTTCAGCCGCTTTTGCCGCAGCCGGTGATAGTCCGGTAAATAAGACCACGTTGTCTGCTTCACCGCCTTTAGAGCCGTGGATCGTGGACAATTGTATACGGGGTTCGGCGTTAAATTTTTCACCCCGCCGGAGTAGGGCCGTGATGTACGCGCGGTCGGCACTGGGCAGCCTATCCATTGCTGTATGCCAGACGCAATCACGGATGTTTTCTTCGAGGTGCGGGCTGCCTGTAATGTGCACCAGTTCGAGAAGGCCGTGATCCGCGATCAGTTCATCGAGTGTAACCAACTCATCATTATCTAAAGCGGGTAATTTTTTAAATCCGCGCTTGACTCTGTCTCCAACTGACATATAACTGTACACGGCTCGTGCAGTCTCCCCCGTAACTTGTTTACCCTTTCTTAACTGTTCCCATCCGTTGACAGCAACACTAATGCTTTCAGGCACGGATCGCTTACCTCGGTAGCTAAATAAGTGGCCGCGGCCGCGTAAGTCAGCTTGAACGTCAGAGAGGAAGTATGCGGCTTGGGCTAGCACGAGCCACGATCCCCGTGAAAAGTTAATAGCAGACACGTCTGTCACGCGCTCTACCGCCCCGTGGTCTTTGCGCGGCAAATAGTTTTTAGGGACGCGCCGTTTAATCCTACGGGCTACACGTTCGGCCAGTGGGTGCACAGAAGCAGGGACGCGGAAGGACTGCTCCAGTACCTCGTAACCGCCGTTAAGGCCGATAAAGTGCTCAACATCTGCGCCTGCCCAACGGTAAATGGCTTGGTCGTCATCGCCAGCGCAGTATATCTTTTCGGAATGCTGTTCTAAAACGTGCGCTACATCCCATTGTAAGGGAGACAAGTCCTGCGCTTCGTCGATAAAGGTGACCGCGAGCCGCGGGCAGAAGGCCGCGCCCTCTCTTACAAACACCTCCAGCATATCTGTAAAGTCATAGAGCTCGAACCGGTTCTTGTATTCAACAAGGCTGTCGGCTATGTACTTGACCTTGTTCCAAGGCTCGGCGATCTCGCTTTGGTTATACTGCTCGCGTAGGCCGACTTTGCGTAAACGGGCTAAGTTAATCAGGCTAATTACGGGATTACTATTTTTACTTAGGTCGAAAACATCTTCCCCGCTTATTTGCGAGCCGTCTACGTTTAGGTCAAAGCCGAGGGCCGCGCCCAGTTCTTTGTAGTGTTCGGACTGCATAACCTGTTCTTGCCGTATGCCGGATAA